AATAGTTCTACAACAATATTTATGAATATGTAAACGATCTAATGCAATATATTCAATAGTTTGTAAATCATTTTCATTTTTATATTGAAAACATTTAGGGTCATGTGTATCTATTTTTTCATAAGGGGAACCGTTTTCATCAGTTTTATTATAGATAATAGATTGGTATTGAGGCCATAAATTAGCTAAAATTTTGCCACAAGTGAAACATCTCACAGGTATAATCATTATTATATATATTTAATATATAATAATACTTTAAATAATTTCAATTTTAAGAATAATATTTTAATATTCATAGTATTTAAATAAATTTTATTGTTATATACATTATAATCTATTAGTTCTTTACATATTTGAATATTTAAAATGTTTATTTTACCAACCATTATTTTTAAAATAATCCATATCCCGACTATCAAAAATTTTTTCATTTTTATGTGTAACGTATGATGTAGGCCAATGATTATTTGGCCCAATATTTTCTTTAAAAAAGTAAAAACTAGTTTTAGATGGAAAACATATATCAATGTAATGGCAATGATCCCAACCGTTTAATAGATCAGTTCGTTGTACAATTAGATAATTATTTTCAATTTCAAAGTTAAATTCATCTTTATAAATATTTTCATGTAATTTTATAGTATAATCAATATTATTAGGGAAGTAATATAAATTAATTTTTTTAATATTATTGATACTTGAGCCTATATTAATTTTTAGTTTTAAAAAATCAACTTCATATTTTTTTTCTGGGAGTATTGTTTCTTCATTTAATATATACTTAATACAATTATACATATCATAGGTTGGTCCATTTAAATAATTATATGGTTTATTTATAACAAATGATAATAAAAATACTAATAATAGTGGGTTGTTTGATTTAGAGAAGTTTATTATAAATGCTTGAAATATAGATTTCATATCATAACTTAAGCAAGAATAAAATGTAATATTTTTATCTAACTTATCAATATTTAAATAGGGAACTAAATCTACATCAGCATAAACACCACTATTTTTAAATAATTTACATAATCTCCATAAATCAGCTTTATACATTCCTTTATCAATATTATTAAATAAATTATAAATATTATTATTAAAATTATCTTTTAAAAAATTTAAACAATCTTTATCTAAACTAAAATCTATTTTATAATCATTATTATATTTAATCCATTTATTTATTACTTTTTCTGGTATATTTTTTTTATATGTCATATAAATTGTTTTATTTATAATATATAACATCACTATTTAATTTATTATTTATTTATATTTTTAAATAATTTTAATTTGATTTTAAATCATCAAACCATTTATGAGTAAGCATTTCTTGTGCAGTAGCTCGTTTTTTAGGATCATATTCAAGCATTGGTAATAAGAAATCTGTTAATTCTTGAGCACAATTATCATCAATTTCATATTTTTCAATAAATATATTTTTTAATTTCCAATATTCAAGTTTTTTATGTTCACCACGAATACGACCTTTATTATCAAATAAATCTTCACTATTATAGCAATCATCATGTAAAGATAATTCACGAGGCATTTTACCCAATGTTTCAAACATTAATGCGATATGTTCTCTATCACGTAATAATTCTCGTTTATTACCTTTATATTTTTTTTTAGGATTAAATAAATAATCACCAGTAATAAGTTCAAATATAATACATGCAACACTCCAAATATCACTTGGAGTATCATATTCAATACCTATTATATTTTCAGGACATCTATATTGACGTGTTTGAATACCATCACTTAAATGATGATCTGTCCAACAAGCATTACCAAAATCACTAATTTTAATTGAAATATTGTTGATATCAATATCAAAATCATAATTAAATTCATAATCTATTTCATTATTATTATGAATATCATCATAATCGCTATCAGAATCACTTGAATCATTATAATTATTTATTTCATTTTCTAAATTATTATCAAAAGATGTATCACTATTATCAGAGTCATTATCAGATTCATTATTAGAGTCATTATCAGAGTTGTTATCAGAGTTATTAGATTTATTTTCAATATATTGTTCAATATCATTAATATTGATATTAACAAGTTTTTCTTCAATATTATGATTGTTAAATTGAAGTAATTCTTTTTGACGTTCATCATTTTTTTGTTTCATTTTAAATTCTAAATTACGTTTTTCAGTATTTTTTTTTTCTTCTTTAAGTATAATTAAAACTTTATCATACATAATTTTAGAGAATTGTTCAATTGATTTTTCTTTAATTTTTTTACGAATTCGTTTTTTTTTATTTTTATTATATTCATTATAATTTGTTGGTGTAAACTCAACAATACAATCTTTAAGAATTTGATTAGGATTAATTTTTTTAAAACATTCAATAATATTTCGTAAATTACGATTAAGTGATGTAATAAGAATATTTTCAGGTTTTAAATCAGTATGAATTATTTTTTTACGTATATGAATATAATCTAATGCTTTAAGAAGATCAAATGCAATTTTTTTTACAATAGGAAGTGGTAAACCATTATAATTAAATTTTTTCATAAGTTGCATAAGATCATTACCTAAAACTTCAAATAACATACACATAATTCGTTGTTCAGATTCTTTATGTATAAAAAAATCATACATATGCATAATATTTTCTTTATTATTATAATCACTTTTAGTAATATCATGCATAATTTTAATTTCATCTTTAGAATCTCTAAAGTATTTAGGTTTAACACATTTCATAGCTAAATAGCGATCATTCGCCAGATCATAAACAAGCCATACTTGAGAGAAAGTACCTTTACCTAAAAATTTTAATGGAATATATTTATTATTAAGAACTTTACCAACAAACGCTGTTTTTTCTTCAATATCAGAATCTACACTTGATATACTTGCATCACTGTCACTATCACTGTCATATAAATATTCTTTATTTTTTTTTTTTAAACGATTTTTAGCTTTAAGTTTTTTAGCGAGAGCTTTTTGTTTAAGATGTCGCATTTTTATTATAATATATAAATAAATATATTACAATAATTAAACACAAAGGATTTACAATACTTCATAATCTAAAATATAATCACCATTAAGTTGTTTTTTATAACCTGAAATTTTAATTTTATTACTATGTACTTTTTCATGACAAGAAACACATAATGCGACAAGATTAAATTTAGAGTTTTTATGATGACCATTAATATAATTATTTGAATTAGCAGTATGTTGTTCATGAATATGGTGAGTATGGTTATATTCTCCTTCACATATTTCACAACAAACACCAATTTTTTCTTTATTATAATTAGATTGCTTGATAGTAAATAGTTTTTCTTGAGATTTGCGAATATTTTTAGCAGTTTTAATAAAGTCTGAATCATTAATTAAAGCATTAGCAACATTAATACCATAACAGTCATTACCTGATCCAGGAGTAAGCTTACGATCATATACAATATTATTATTAATTGTTGAAACAGATAAATGGAAGAATTTAAGACGTTCAATATCAGTAATAGTATCAATTTTAGAAAGCTGATGTAAATGAGTGGCAAAAATAAAAGAGCTTTTACGATCAATAAAGCGGAGTAATGCACTACTAACAAGAGCGACAGCAGAATGCTGTTCAGTACCATGACATACTTCATCACCAAGAATCATACTATTTTGATTACAAAATTTAATAATAGGACGGAGCTCATTCATTTCAACTTGAAAACTGGATTCATTACGGAAAATATTATCATTACCAAGGATACGTGTATAAATATTTTTATAAGGAGTAAATTTAAAAGAAGATGCAGGTACAAACATTCCCATTTGAGCCATAATAATAGATATACCAATAGCTTTACTTAATGAAGATTTACCACATGCATTTGTACCATAAAGTAAAATACCATCTTTTTCATAACCAAGAGAAATATTATTACCAATATATTCTTCATTATCGTTAATTCGTTCAATAAGAGGATGACGTAAATCAGTAGCAGAGAATTTACTTTTATCAGGATTATCGTAATCAATTGTAGGACAAGAATAATTATATAAAGAAGATACATTAGCACATGAGATAAAATAATCAATTTCAGCTATAAATTTAGATATTTTTTTACAACTATCTGTATATTTACGAATATATTCTTCTATTTTTTGAGAGAATAATGTTTGCATATGAGACATAAGATTTAATCTATCATTATAAATATCTTTAGAGAAACGTTTAATATTTTCATTTGAAATTTTAGTATTAGAAGAGGTTTTAGTAAATATATAATTATTAATATCTATATGATCTTTAAGAATTTTAGCACGAGCATTTGTACATTCTAAATAATATTCTTTATCATTATTATATTGTTTAATATTAACAAAAGTTTTATTAGAAATATTAGTAGAATTATTAACAATAATTTTGTTTAGTAAAAAAGCAATATTATTAATACTTTTATAATTTTTATCAATACGTTCTATTAATGGAATGATATTATGTTTAAGATAATAATTATTATAATTTAATTTAAATATAGATTTTTCAAAATAATTAAATGATGAAATAGAACTACATACATCATGATCAAAACAATTATCTAAATCATTACAAAATTCAATGAATTTTTTAATATCATCTTTATTTGGTAAAAGAGATTTAATAGTGTCATTATTATTTTTTAGAATAACGGAAATTAAGTTATAAATAGATATATATGAAGAATGAAGATTAGATATATTTTTAGGAGAAATATTATTATTAAATAATTGACGATGAAAACGATCTAAATCAATAATATTTGATATATGAGGAGAATATTGATTAGAAGTACCAATGAATGATTTAATAATATTATAACGATGTTCAAGTAATTCAGGTTTAATGATCGGGCGAGAAATCCGGTATTGTAAGAGGCGAAAACCCATAGCAGTAGATGTTTTATTTAATACATCGAATAAACTACTAAATTTAGAGTGATAAATAGAATTATTAGATAAAATATTAAGTTGAGAAATACAGTTATGTTCTAAAATAAAATAATCAGTTTGATTAAAATAATGAGGATGATCAATATTATCAAGTAAAATACTATTATCTTCATTAAGAAATTCTAATAGAATAAGATAAGATATAGTAGCATTATAATATTTATACAAATTAAGTATATCGAGAGCACCATATTCATTATTTAATTTAAAATAATTATTTAATTTAGTTTTTTGAATTTCAGCATTTTTAAATTCCTTAATAAAAGAGATAAATGTATTAAAATATATCTTATTACATGTAATATTAAGTATTTGACAAATAGAATTTTCTGTTATTAATGAATTATCAGATGATTCATAGTTAATAATAATTTCAGTAGGATTAAAGCATTGAATAAATTGAATACAATCTTCAATAATAGTATGATTATCAGAAGATATTTCATAAACAAAGCTATTACCAATTGATATATCAATAACAGATAATCCGATACTATCAATTATATCATTATTAAAATAAAGATAAACACTAATAATAAAGTTAGAATTAGGTCTTTCATTAACTAATGGACGGCCAGGGCTGTGAATAGATGAAACAGAACGTGATTTAGGATTATTAGGATCTTGGTCAACGCGAACAACAGTATAATTGTTGTTAATTAAAACGTTAATATGTCTTTGATAAATCTGTTCATTATCAGTATATGGAAAACCAATCATATTAGGATTCGTAAAGGATAAATCTGCCGCATTTTTATTACGAGCGAGTTGCATATTAAGAATAGTACATAATTCAGATGCTTTACCTAATATCTTATGTGTATTAGGATGAGGATATGAAAAGATTTCATAGAATTTACCAATTTGCATTAAAACAACGGTATTTTCACCATACTTTTGTTCATATTGAGATTGTAAACTAAAATATTGTTGAAATAAAGTTTTACTACGTAATGATGTGGACATATTTGTTAGTAGTATAATATATAACACATTTAATTTTTTAAATTAAGAATAATGAAATCAGTTTATAATTATTCTTAATTTTTAGAAATCAGAATCGCGAGAGAATGTCATATCATTTTTATCATGTCCAACACCTGTTAAACTATAACTGGAATTACGCTTTTCAAAGAAGTTAGTTTTGCCTTCAATAGATATCATCTCCATAAAGGGAAAAGGGTTTTTTACATTCCAAATTTTAGGGACATTAAATTGTGCAAGAAGACGGTCTGCGACGAATTCAATATATTGTGACATTAAATCTGCATTCATTCCAATTAATTTACATGGTAAAGATTCAGTAATAAATTGTTTTTCAATCGATACTGCATCACTTATTATATTTTGAACAACGTTATTATCAGGGATATCATTACCAAGATGTTTAAAAAGAAGAACTGCGAAATCTGTATGCAAACCCTCATCTCGACTAATCAATTCATTACTAAAAGTTAAACCGGGCATTAAACCCCTATTTTTTAACCAGAACAATGCACAAAAGCTACCAGAGAAAAAGATGCCTTCAACCGAGGCAAAAGCAACTAAACGAGTTGCGAAATCAGAAGAATCAGATATCCATTTCAAGGCCCATTCAGCCTTTTGTTTTACACATGGAATGGTTTCAATAGCATTAAATAATTTAGATTTTTCATTCGGATCAGTAATATAAGTATCAATGAGTAAACTATATGTTTCAGAATGAATATTTTCTATAGCAATTTGGAATCCATAGAATGAACGAGCTTCAGGAATCTGAACATCATTCATAAAGTTTGTAGCCAAATTTTCATTAACAATACCATCACTTGCAGCAAAAAATGCTAATATATTTTTAATAAAGTAACGTTCATTATCATTTAATTTATCATTCCAATCGTTCATATCAAGAGATAAGTCAATCTCTTCAGTGGTCCAGAACAAAGCCATGTGTGTTTTATAAGCAGCCCATATATCTGGATACTGAATAGGGAACATCACGAACCTTTTATCATTTGGTGCAATAATACTCATAGTTATATAAATATATAGTACATTAAATCTTTATATTAAAATGCAAAAAACAAATTTTGAAAAAGTTGTTGAATTCAATGAAACATTTGGGGTTCCAATATCAAAAGAGCCTCAATTAGATATATTTGATAAGAATCCTAAATTAACAAAATTAAGATTTGATTTAATAAAAGAAGAAGTAGATGAATTAAGTGATGCTATAAAAGACAAAGATTTTCCAGAGGTTGTAGATGCATTAGGTGATATTTTATATGTAGTTTACGGTGCAGGATCGAGTTTTGGAGTTGATATGGACAACGTTTTAGACAAGATACATAAATCGAATATGAGTAAATTGTGTGACACAGAAGAAATTGCGATAAAGACAATAGAAAGATATCAACAATTATATTTAAATAATAAATCAGAATATGATTCACCTGTATATAGGAAGGATGAGAAAATAAACAAGTACATTGTGTATAACAAGAGCACGGGGAAAATACTTAAAAGTATCGATTATAAACCAGTAGACTTTACAAATTATTTAAAGTAAGTAAATAAAATTGAAAAAAAAATAAATATACTAAATAAATATACTAAATAAATAAAAAAAATGGTTAATTTAGACCAATTTTATACAAAAGATGAAATAGTAGAAAAATGTTTAGGTATTTTAGAAACTTATATTAATTATAATAATTATGATTATATTTTGGAACCAAGTGCTGGAATTGGATCATTTTATAAAAAATTACCATTAAAAAAAAGAATTGGAATAGATTTAGAACCTAAACATGAAGGAATAGAAAAAAAAGATTATTTTGATTATAATCCAATAGAGAATAAACAATATTTAGTAATAGGGAATCCACCATTTGGGAAAGTATCTAAATTAGCAGTAAAATTTTTTAATAAAAGTGCAGAATTTGCTGATTGTATTGCATTTATTTTACCAAGAACATTTAAGAGAGTAAGTATACAAAATAAATTAAACTTAAATTTTAAATTAATTTATAGTGAAGATTTACCATTAAAACCGTGTTGTTTTATACCAAAAATGGATGCTAAATGTTGTTTTCAGATATGGAAAAAAGATAATAAATTAAGAGAGATTATAAAATATGATAAAAAGCATAAAGATTTTAATTTTATGAAATATGGACCAAATGATAATAAAAATCAACCTACACCACCAAATAATGTAGATTTTGTAATTAAAGCATATGGATCGAATTGTGGAGAAGTAAAAGAAGAAGGTTTAAATGAATTAAGACCAAAAAGTTGGCATTGGATTACGTCAAATATAGAAATAAAAGAATTAATAAAACGGTTTAAAACATTAGATTATTCATTATCAAAAGATACTGTTCGACAAGATAGCTTGGGTCAAAAAGAACTTATTCATTTATATAAGTGTAAATACAATTAAAAATTAGAATGTTTATATTCTACTTCATATTTTAATAATTTATTCCATAAATCATAATTTTTACCTTTTTTTTTATTTGGATCACATCGTAATACATATTCACAATTTCTACCTTTTAAATTATCGTGTGATATTTTACCAAGTTTTTTGAATGTTCCATGTGCATAACCACCATAATCAATAATTAATTCATAAAGAGAATCACTTGGTATTTTAAAGATATAACCTTTACCAAGTGTATTATTATTATACATATTATAACCTATAAAAATATAAAAATCTATTTTATGATCAGGACGAATTTGAACAAAGTTAAGATTAGATTGTTTACCATGTAAAGATACTTTAATTTCATAATTATTATTATTTTTACATCCATCACCACTTGTTTCATTATTTGGTTTATTAATTAAAAGATCATTCATAATCATAGTTTCAAAATAAGTTGATTGTGGTGATAAATATTCACGACCAATAATACATTTTTCTGTTAATGAATTACAATTTTTTATTTTATTAAAAAAAATATTTTTTTTATTATCTTTTATTTTCATATTTTTGACAAGATCTTCAAGTTCAGAAATTGATGACATTATAACAAATTTATAATTTAATAAGTTTATAAAATTTCAATTTCAATTTTATAATAAATATTATAAAAAAATTATAAAATTTATTAACTACTACAAATCTCACATCCTTCGGGGTTATTACGGGCACAATCAAGTATTTCTTCTTCAGTATACTCACGTTTTTTAGTTGGATCAATAGTAACTTGTTGTGCTTCAGCCACAGGTTTAGAACGAAGATAATACTGCCCCGTCTTTAGGCCTTTTTCCCAACCGTACATATGCATACTTGAAAGGATTTTAAATGTAGGTTTTTCTATGAATAAATTTAGGCTTTGAGAGTGATCAATATACGGACCGCGATCTGCGGACATATCAATAATATGTCGTTGTTGTATCTCCCAGACAGTCTTATATAGTTTTTTAATATCATCTGGGATCAAGACAATATTTTGTACACTCCCATTGTTAGCAATTATTTTATCTTTAATTTTAGTATTCCAAATACCTAATTTAGTAAGATCGTTAATTAAATGTTTATTGATCACAATAAATTCACCAGCAAGAGTACGACGAACATAAATATTGCTTGTATAGGGCTCAAAACATTCATTGTTACCAAGAATTTGAGATGTCGATGCGGTAGGCATTAACGCAATCAATGCTGCATTACGAATACCATACTTTTGAATATTATTTTTTAATGACTTCCAATCCCATTTATCAGATGGAGTAACATCCCACATATCAAATTGAAATTGACCATTATGAATAGGACTGCCAATAAATGTTGAATAAGAACCAGTGTATTCATCACGATTAATTTCATCCGGGAGAATATTTTTAATTTTTTTTTTAAGATATGAAGGATTTTTTGATTTGTATTTTAATATAATAGCTTCACGATCTTTAGATAGTTCACATGACCTGGTAAGGGCACCGTGATAGATGGTTTCAAAGATAAGTTTATTAACAGCTTTTGCTTCATCACTATCAAAAGCCATACGTAAAAGGATAAACGTATCTGCTAAACCTTGTACGCCAATTCCAATGGGACGATGTCTAAAGTTACTTAATTTGGTTTCAGGAATAGGATAAAAATTAACATTGATAACTTTATTTAAGTTATTAGTTAAAATACCTGATACCTCATGTAATTTATCATAGTTAAAATACGGTTTATTATCTGAATCATACTCTACGAACTGTGGTAAAGATATACTTGCTAAATTACAAACAGCTGTTTCTGTATCGCTTGTAAAAAGAGTAATTTCAGAGCATAAGTTACTTAATTTAATAATACCAACATTTTTTTGATTAGATTTGCGGTTAACAGCATCTTTATAAAGCATGTAAGGACTACCCGTTTCAATATGTGAAGATAAAATTGCATACCATAAATCGCGAGCAGGTATTTGTTTACGATAAAGATTTTTTGATTCATAATCAGTATATAATTCTTCAAATTTATCACCGTACAGTTCAGTTAAACCAGGTGCTTCATTAGGGCAGAATAGTGACCATTTACCATCTTCATTAACACGCTTCATGAATAAGTCAGGAATCCATAATGCAGTAAATAAATCACGAGCTTTTGTATCTTCATTACCATGGTTTTTACGAATTTCAAGAAATGGGAATATGTCAGCATGCCAAGGTTCTATGTACATAGCGAAGCTGCCTAATCTTTTACCAGCTTGATTAATATAACGAGCAGTAGCATTAAATACTTGTAACATAGGAATAATACCAGAAGCAATACCGTTAGTACTATGAATAGTACTATTTTTTGCACGAATATTGCTTATATTTACCCCGATGCCTCCCGCCCATTTTGAAATTTTAGCACAATCAGTAATAGTTTTGTATATATGATCAACACTATCACTTGTTTGCATAAGGAAACAAGATGATAACTGTGGACGAATAGTACCAGCATTATATAATGTTGGTGTTGCATGAATAAAATACTTTTGAGACATGAAATTATAACTTTGAATAACAGCATCCCTATCATCACCATGGATACCAACACACACCCTCATAAGTAGATGTTGCGGTCTTTCAACTATTTTATTATTAATTTTAAGAAGATAGCTTTTTTCTAATGTTTTGAATCCAAAATAATCAAATAGATAATCACGATCATATTTAATAACAGAATTGTACTTGTTTTTATTTTTAATAACATTATTATAAAATTCATCAGATAAAAGATGGATATGATTTGTATTAGTACATGTTTGTCGATGTTCATTTTGAGAAATTAACTCCATAGATTCTTCTTGATTTAAATTACTAATATCTAAAGGTTCATTATCAGGAAAGCAATTACAATTGTTATATAAAATGGTCATAGTTTCACTAAAACTAGGAGAAGTATTTTTATGATTATTAGAAACAATAATGTATGCGGCTAATTTACCATATTGAATATTTTCAGTAACTAAAGTTGTACAAACTTGACTAGTAAGTTCATCAATTTCACTTGTTTTAATCCCATCATATATACGAGCACAAACCTTTTGTGCAATAATAGAAGCATCTAAATCTAATTGTGCTTCTTTACACATATATTGAATACGTGCTGTAATTTTATCAAAAGAAACATTTTGCAAAATATTTGAACGTTTTATAACTCTCATTGTAATATTATAAATAAATATTTTTTTTTTAAGATAAAAAAAATGAATATTTAAATATTTTTAATAATTTTAAAAATATATAATAAAAAATATTTTTAAAAATAATATAAAGAAAAATATAATTATCAAGTTTAAAAAAAAAATAAATAAAAAAAATGTTAAATAATATTAATAATTATGAATTCAAATAAAAAAAATATAAAAAAAATAGATAATATAATATTTAATTTGTTAATATTAAAAAATAAAAGACCAGTTAATAAATTAAAAGAATCAGATATTAAATATTTATGTGATGAGAGTATAAAATTATTAAATGTTGAATCAACATTATTAAAATTAAATAGTGATATTTATATAGCAGGAGATATACATGGACAGTATTATGATTTAATAAAGATATTTAAACATATAGGGACACCTGCAAAAAAAAAATATTTATTTTTAGGAGATTATGTAGATAGAGGGATATATAGTATAGAAACATATAGTTTATTATTAGCTTTAAAAATAAAATATCCAGAAAATATTTATATAATAAGAGGGAATCATGAATCCGATTGGCTTAATGAGACATATGGATTTAAGAGGGAATGTATAAAGAAATATAATTATAAAGTATGGACATATTTTACAAATACATTTAATTATTTATCATTAGCAGCATTAATAGATAATAAGATATTTTGTATACATGGTGGTTTATCTGCGAGATTAAATAAAATAAATGGAATAAAAACAGTAAAAAAACCGTATAGAATAGAAGAGAAAGATTCATTAGTAACAGATCTTGTATGGAATGATCCGGATGATAAAATAGATGGATATAAACCAAATAGTGATAGAGGAATTGGATTTTTATTTGGTAAAAATTCAGTAACCAGATTCATGAGTAATAATAATATAGATTTAATATGTAGAGCACATGAAGTAGTAGATGAAGGATATAAATTTATGTTTAATAATAAATTAGTAACAATATTTTCAGCACCGCATTATTGTAATAATTATGATAATAAAGGTGCAATAATGTATGTTAATTTAAAATTGGAATGTAATTTTATAATATTTAATCCAGTAAAAAATGTTGCAAATGAAAAGCAAAATGAGAAATTGTATTCAAAAAATGTAAGAAGAACTGTAAAATCATTATCAAGACCAGCATCTGTAAAAAAAATTAAAGAAAGAAGTAAATCATTAGATAAAAATTTTACGTTAAAAAAAACAAAATAAAATAAGTAAGAAAGAATAGAGATATGCATATAGAAACTGATATTAAATTAGATTTTAGTGATGTATTATTAAAACCAAAAAGGAGTAGTTTACAAAGTAGAAAGGATGTAGTTTTAAAAAGAAAATTCCAGTTTAAATATGCTAAAAATGAATGGGAAGGAATTCCAATAATGGCAAGTAATTTAGATTCAACAGGAACATTAGAAATGAATAACACATTAAGTAAAATGGAGATGTTAACATGTTTACATAAGTTTTATAAGGAAGAAGATATAGATGATAGTATAAATAATGAATATGTAATACCATCAATAGGAATAAAACATAGTGATAAATATTTAGCAAAAGTAAACTCAAAGTTTATATGTATAGATGTAGCAAATGGATATTGCGAATATTTTGTAGACTTCATAAAAGAAATACGAAATAAATATCCAGATAAGATAATAATAGCGGGTAATGTAGTAACAAAAGAGATGACAGAACAGCTAATATTAAATGGAGCAGATATAGTAAAAGTCGGAATCGGGAGCGGTGCGTTATGTATAACACGGGTAAAAACGGGTGTTGGATATCCGCAATTAAGTGCAATTGAGGAATGTGCGGATGCAGCACATGGACTCGGTGGACATATTATATCAGATGGAGGATGTACTTGTCCAGGAGATGTAAGTAAAGCATTTGCAGCAGGAGCGGATTTTGTAATGTTAGGAAGTATGTTAGCAGGATATCATGAGACAGGAGGAGATATAGTAGAAGAAGATGGTAAAAAATATAAAATCATATATGGGATGAGTTCAGATACAGCACAAAATAAATACTATAAAAAAGTATACAAATATAGAACAAGTGAAGGTAGAACAATTAAGATACCATATAAAGATACATCAGTATCGACACAATTAGAAGATATATTAGGAGGATTAAGAAGTACATGTACATATATAGGATCAAAAAATATAAAACACATGTCAAAATGTGCTACATTTATAAGAGTAAACAATCAATTTAATACAATGTATAGTAAAAATTAATAATAAGAAATACTTATTATTAATCAGAATCAGAATCAAATTCAATATTACAACAAGATTTTTTAGGTAAAGATGGTGTAGAATATTGATTATTTAAATTAACATTAGGTTTAGGTTTAGATTTAAGTTTAGGTTTAGGGTTAGGTTCAGGTTCAGAATCAGAATCAGAATCAGAATCAAATTCTATTTCACATATTATAGGTTTCATTTTTTTAGGAGATTTAGGTAATTTAGGTTTATATTTATCTTGAATACCATATTTACGTGCATAAATAACATCATTCCAAAAATTATTCATTTTGATATAATTATTAGCAAACCATTCTTTATCGCGATGAACTTGAACAATAGAAACAAGAGTTAAATGCCAATAAGTAACATTAATATTATTAAAATTAGAATCATTATTTAAACGATCCATTTCTTTATTTGACCATTCTATTTTAGAAGAATCATTAATATCAATTAAAGAATAAAAATAATTAAGTTTTTTTTCAGTTAAATTAAATGCAGAAACTACAATACCTTTTTCAAAATTATCTTTAGTAAAACCCATAATATCACCGGAATCTTCAAGAAAATCATATATATTAAAATATTCTAAAAATTTACATTCCATAAAATCACAAACATCAAGATTACAAACTTCAAGTTGCATTTGCATTTGTGCCACATAATATATAGGAGGGATACCAGTAATTTTACGAGAAGGAGGGCATTTAATTTCTAACATAATTCCATCATCAGTAATACCATCAGGAGAAGCACCAATATTATTAAGAATAGGGTGAGGAATTAAACCATATTCAACAACAGTACATTTTTTACGAATTTCATAAATAGATGTTGCACATGGTTCATATTTTACACCCCATTCAGTAATATTATTACCTTTAAAAGGTTTACCAAGACCGCATTTTTCATGTATTAATTCGGATATTGATTTATAAGGATTTACTCCAGTAATAGTACCTGCATCACTTGCAGTAAGCATTTTAGAACGCATATCAAACCATTCTTGTGAACGTTGTTCAGGTTGAGGAATTAATTTTAATTGAGAAGTAATATAATGAAATTCTTCAATAGAACGTTGTGGAACATATTTTAATAAGGAAAGTATATGATTTTTTTTTATATTATCAAAAATATTATTATTAACATAATCATATAAATTATTATATTTAAAAAGTAAATTACAATTATTACATTTTTCTAATGATTCATTAGATATTTTTATTTTACACGATTTACAATAAGAATTATCAGTAGAATTATTAATAGAATTATTATCATAAATATTAATAACATTATCAATCGAATATAAATTATCAATTAAATGATGTTCTTGTAATTTAAAATACATAACGCCAAGTAATTGTTTAATTATTATAGGATTTGTATAATTATTAATAATAGTATCATAACAATTTTCTATAATAAATGGAATATCATTATCTGAAAATGAATTATCGTGTATTAAATTGTGAATATATTGATCGAATTCATAATAATGAGTCATTATATTTATATAAATAATTATTATTTATATAGATAAATTAATTATTATATTTAGAAATAAGTTTATCAATATCAGCATTATCAATATCTTTTTTTTTAGATATATCAATACCATTAAACTTATTTAGTTTTGTATTTTGAGAGACGAGTTTATTATATTGATATGAAGTTTTTTGTTCGTCAATGGGTATAGAAACATTATCTAATTTGGTATTATTTAATAATTGAGGATTTGTTAATGTTTCAAGTTTTTTAAATATTAAATTAACTTCATTAGAAACGTAATTAGCCATTATTAATATTTAATATATTATTATTAATAGAATATAAAATATGAAATAAATCACTAATAGTAAAAGTATGAATAAGATTAAAGTCTTGTTGAACAGAATTAAGAGTACACTCTGTAATAGGAATGTTATCAGTATAAAAGTTAAAGAAAAACCGCCAATCGTATTGTTTATTGGATATTTTTTTAGATTTATTAAATTCAATAGTAAATTTTTTGTTAGGGAAAATTATATATATAATAATATATAAATTTTTATTTAATTTAATAAAAGTGGAATATTTAATAGATGTAGATGGGATATTACAATGTTTACGATAAATTTCAATATAATTTTGATTTAAATTAAAGTTTTTAATATATGTTGATTTTAAAGAGTTATTTTTAAGATAAATTTCAGAATAAATTATGTTATATCCTGTGGATAAATTATTATTAGAAGGTTCATATAATATTAATGGTAAAATACATATTTCAATTTTATCGTTATTTAAATTTAAATTATTAAGTTTATAAGAAATAATATCCATTATGTAATTTAAATTATAAAAAAACAAGTTTAGAAATATTATTTATTTTATATTAATGTATAATAATATTAATATATTTCAATTTTATATAAATAATTAAATTTTACAAACAACACATTTAGAATTATGAGATGTTTTTATCCATTTTTTAATACAATCATAATGATAAATATGTTTACAATTTAATTGAATACAATCATGAGAATTTTGAAAATTAGCCATACAAATAAAACAACTATCATTATAACAATATAATTGTGTATCAGACCATTTAAAATGTTTTAATTTAGAAATAATATTATCAATAGAGAAGTTATTAGCAATAACGTGTTCACGTAATATATTAAATGAATCAATAAGATTATTATATAATTGTAAATTTAATGCAATATTATTATCATTATTATTATCATTATTATTATCATTATTATTATCATTATTATTATTATTGTTATTATTATTAATAATATTAAGGGCCGGTTGAATTTCATAAAAAATTATATTTTTTTCCATAATTATTATTTATAATTATTATCTATATATATAATAAATATGGAGTTATTACCAAAAATTAATATTAGTAATTTTATAATGTCCTCAGTATTAATATCAGTATTTGCATATTCTTTAGGAAATATTGTAGATAATATTATTTTTCCAGATTATATAGAAGGAGATAATAAAAATAAGATAATAATAGAATTAGTATTACAACTTGCTGTAACAGTTATATTGAAATATTATATAAATATTATTATTATGAAAATTATAGGAAAGAATATCAAGTTAACTGAACGTAGTTTACAAGCTGCAACATTATTATTTCCATTTATGATGTATTTCCAAATGAAAAATTTAAAGAAACGAGTAGTATATGTAAGTAATTTAATGATGTAAATTTTTTTCTGCAATATATATTTTATTACGAAGAGATGTTGTAGAAAGATTTAAAATACTCCTATCATGATAATATATAGGAATATTTAATTGATTTCCAGTAAAAGATTTATTGATATAATCAGATCCTAATATTCGAATATCAATGTTATTATTAGTTAAAATATTTAAGAGATCATTTTCAGTTGTATATTCAATTATTTGATCAATATATTTACAAGATTCTACTAATATTTTACGTTCTTCAAAAGACATAATGGGTTTATTTTTATTAGGACGATCAATGGTAGGATCAGTTTGAAGGCCTACAATTAAATAATCACATTGAGTTTTAGCATCTTTTAACATAAAAACATGACCTGCATGGAAAAGATCAAAACAACTACATGTAAAGCCGATTTTCATATTTTGTATTTTAATAAATATAATACAAAATATTTATATATATAATATATAAGAGATGAATAAAAAATTAAATAAATGTTCAATAGTAAGATCTTTAGAGTATGATGGAACGTCATGTTTTAAAAAAGAAGAATTAATAGAAATAATAGATTCATTAAATAAGAAATATAAATTCTTAAATTTAAAAAATTCTGGAACAAAGAAAGAATTATGGGATAGTATAAATAATGCGTTAAAATTCATAGAAGATCCAAAAAAATGGGAAAAATGTAATAAAGAATGGTGTTGGTTAAAAACATGTATTGATAGAGATAAAGAAACAGGTAAATGTTATAATAAATTAGTAGATATAATAGGAAATAAAAAAATGGTAAATGATATGATAAAATATGCATTTAAACCAAATAAACCAAATGGGGAGAAATATAAAGTGAATAAAAAAACAGGTGAAGTAATAGATGACGCATGGTTATCAACAGTAGATATACGAAATATAATAAAACAATTTGAAATATTATTCAAAGATGAATTTATTTTTAAAGGACCTGTACCAATAGATACATATAAATGTACGTTAAATAATAAACAATGGTGTAGTAGTTTATTAATACAAGAAGTAACAAGTATTGATATTGGGAAACTTAATAAAGATGGTATTAAATGCATAGGAATTGTATTTAATTTAGATGATCATACAGAAAATGGGAGTCATTGGGTATCATTATTTATAGATATAAAAAATGAAGCGATAGATTATTTTGATTCAGCAAAGAAACATAAAAGTGTAAAAGATATACCAAGTGATATATTAAAATATATAAAATATATACAACAATTAGGAGAAAAAGAGAATATTAAATTTAAAATAAGATATAATAAAATAAATCATCAGAAAAAGAATTCAGAATGTGGAATGTATAGTATTTATTTTATAGTAAAAAGAGTATTAGGAGAGGATTATAATAATTTAGTAAATAATAAGAATAAAATAATAACAGATTTACAAATGAATAAATTACGTAAATTATTATATAAATAATAAATATTTTATTTAAATAATATAATGTTAAAAGGGTGTAAATATTGTAAAGATAAAACACATCTAATAGATAATTGTCCATTAATAATATGTAGATTATGTAATGTAAAAGGGCATGTAGATTGGAATTGTCCAAATCATAAAGAGAAAAAAAATAAAAATAAAAATAGAATAAAAAGAAATAATGATAATAAAAATGAGATTAATTTAAATGATTTTCCGAAATTAAAAGAGAAAAAGAATATAGAACAAAAGAAAGAACAAAAGATAGAACAAAAAATAGAGAAAAAAATAGATTATAGTAATATAAGTTGGGTAGAAATAAATTCATTAGTATATTAATTAGGATTCCATTGTTTATAAAAAAAATTTTTAAGTTTATTTTTTTTTTCAATATCATCTGTTGTATACCATAACCATGCAGCTGTTTTTTTTAATGTATTAATTTTTTCATTTAATTCATCAATTTTTTTATCTATTTGATTAATTAAATTATCATCTAATTCTCCAAATTCAATATTATTTTGCATAGCATACATAATTAATTCAATTAAATCATTATAATCATATGCTTTTTTTATATTATTATAAATTTTATCATTTTCAGTATTATTTAAATTATGATCAGGATGATATAATTTAGATAATTTTCTAAAAAGTTTAGTAATAATATTACTTTTTGGAATTTTTTTTTTATTATTTAAATTTTCATCATTATCTATTTCTTCATTATCATCATTTATTTCTTCATTATCATCATTTATTTCTTCATTATCATCATTTATTTCTTCATTATTAGTAGTAGTTTCATTATTTAATGAACTAAAACATTGTTGTAATTCATTTTTAAATTCTTCATTAAATTGTTTTTCATATATTTTTTGTTGTTCGAATATGTCATTATATTCTAAAAAAAAATATTCTAATTTTAATTTATATTTTTTATATTTTTTAGAATTCATTTATAAGAATCAATATTTAAAATTCTATTTATAATCGTAAAATTTTATTATAAATATTTATAATAAAATATAATAATATCGACATATATATAATTTATTTACATATATGTGTGTAAAAAGTTAAGAAAAATTTTTTTATTAATTCTAAAATTAGTTTTTTGATGATATATTAATTTTTTAAATTTATTACATGAAACCCACTCAAAGTAACGTACATTATCATTTTGTAATTCTTTAACATCAAATTCTTTAGCATATGGGCAAAATTTATTTTCTAATTTTACACAAAAAATTAAATATTTACTTGATGGAATATATAATTTATGTGTTAAATATTTTTTAACAAGATCTTTAGTAAAAAGGTATGCATATTCATAACATTCATTATATGTATAAATGTCATGAACTCTTCGGAGATTATTTCCAAAAACAGCATTAGTTTCTTCAGTAGTTTCTCTACATGCTGTATCTAAAATATTATTATCACATAAATCAGTTTTTCCGCCAATATCGCCCCATTTTTCATATTCATTTATTAAAAGGAAATATGGTATATTTTTTACAATTTTATAAAATAAAATACCTGCGGCACGACATTCATAATTTTTACAAATATAAAAAGTAGGACGATTATTTTTAAGTGTAAAATTATTATAATTATTATATAATTTATTTAATTTTAAATATTTAAAATCATTAATTAATTTATCAATATTTCTATTAATAAATATATTAGATTTTTTATCAATATTATTTATAGTTTCATTTGTAATTTCATTATTAGTTTCATTTGTAATTTCATTATTAGTTTCATTTGTAATTTCATTATTAGTTTCATTTGTAGTTGTATCTATAATTGTATCTATAGTTTTTATTTTATTAATATTCTGAATTGAAAAATATTGAATATCATTTATTATATTATTTATATCTATATTATTAACATTATTAACATTATTAACATTATTAACATTATTATAAGACATGAGTGTCATATTATATGAATATATAATTAATATACAAAAATTAATATACAAAGATTATTATACAACAATTTTTAAGTGGTTCATTATATTATACTTATAATATTTATTATTTATTTAAATATTATATTTCAATTTTATATTTTTAATATCTTGTTTAGAACTATTTAATAAAGTATATTTTTCAAGAAAAACATGATGACTATAATGAGAACGATTTGGAGTAAAAACTTTTATATATTTAATAAGATATTTAACATTAAATAAATCATTCATTGTATTAATAATAAATGGTAATCTACCGCCATCAATATGAAAATCATGTGAAATTAAATAAATAGTATTGTATTTTATTTTATTTTTCAATATTTTATAAATAAAATATATATTTTCAGCAGTATTTGTAGATTCATTTTCAATAGTTATTGCATCTTCTATAATTGAATTATTTAATAAAATATTTTTCATATGAAGTGCTTCAGAAGAATTATCTAATTCTTTTCCTTTACCAGATACTATAAAATGAACAGGAAATTCATTATTTAATAATGAATGATATAATTCAATTGATTTATAAAGACGTTGATTTAATTCAGTTTTATTTTGTGAACCTAATATTATAATACATTGATCATCATTATTAAATGAAGATATATAAATTGGTAAAGATATAGATAATAAAAAAATTATAAATATTTTAATATTTATCGATAAATACATTTTATTTAATTTAAATAGTATTAATTTAAATTAAATTTCAATTTTATATTTTAATAATATTATTCTGATTTTTTCCAAAAAAGACTTGTTTTGTATTATCATTAAAACGTATTAAAATACCATTACATCCTAATCTATTAGTTGAAACAATTATACCTTCTTTATTATTTGTTTCAACTTTATCACCTTTTTTTAAATTATTATTAAATGAATTAGATGATTTTATATTTATTATATGTTTTAATGGTTTTTTAGTAACAGATTCAGGTGTTGGTTTAGATATTGGTTCAGGTATAGGTTTAGGTGTAGGTTCAGGAGTTGGTTCAGATATTGGTTCAGGTATAGGTTCAGGAGTTGGTTCAGGAGTGGATGTTATATTATTTTCAATAGGATCTTTTTTTGGTTCACGTGATATAGAACGTTGACGTTGTGCATTTTTATTTCTACGATTTAAATTTCTTAATGGCATATTATATTAATATATATTAATATTTATTTATTTATTAAAATATAATTTATTTTAAATTTCATGTTTAATTAATTTAAGGTATCTCTTTAGGTATATCTTCAGGTATATCTTCAGGTATATCTTCAGGTATATCTTCAGGTATATCTTCAGGTATATCTTCAGGTATATCTTCAGGTGTATCTTCAGGTATATCTTTAGGTATATCTTTAGGTGTATCTTCAGGTATATTTTCAGATATATTTTCAGGTATATTTTCTTGTGTATCTAAAGATACACAAAGATCTTTTGTAGATTCTTCTATAGACTGTTTATTATGTGACAAATGTTGCCGGGTTCCCAATTGTTTCAAGTTCCTGCGTGTGCGTGCATATCGAGGTACATTAGAATGTAATGGCATAATGTTATAATATAATATAATAATAAAATTTTAAATTATTTCAGTAATATTTGCAGGAAGTTCATCAATTTGTGTTGAATAGAAAGAAATAATATTTTTAATAGTAGATACATCATCTGGAGTAACAAAATTAATAGCAGTTCCCTTACGACCATAACGACCACTACGACCAATACGATGTAAATAAACATCGATATCATTATTTTTTGGGATATCATAATTAATAACTATAGATACATGTTGAGCATCAATACCACGAGATAAAATATCAGTTGTAATAAGTACACGAGTTGCTCCAGATTTAAATTTTTCAATTAATTCATAACGTTCTTTTTGAGATAATTCACTACTAAAAATAGAGACAGTAAAATTACGTTGTGTTAATTCATTTAATAAATAATTACATTTATCTTTACGATTAACAAAAATAATAGCTTGACTAACAGAAATAGTATTATAAATATCAATTAATGTGTGTAATTTCCATTCTTCTTTATCAACAGTAATATAAAATTGTTTAATACCTTCAAGAGTAAGTTGTTCTTTTTTTACATTAAAAATGACAGGATCATTCATAAATGATTTAGATAAATCAACAACATCTTGAGGAAATGTAGCACTAAAAAGATTAATTTGAATTTTAGAAGGTAAATAACGAACAATATTTTTAATTTGATCTTTAAAACCGTGACTTAATAGTTCATCAGCTTCATCTAATACTAAAATTTTCATATCAGTTGTTGGTAAAATTTTACGATCAATCATATCCATAATTCTACCAGGAGTACCAATAATAAAATGAGGATTTTTTTTTATAGAATTGATATTATCATTTACATTTGTACCACCAATACATACAGCAGTAGAAATTTTTAAATATTTACCAATACTTAAAATAATAGAATTAATTTGTTGGGCTAAATCACGGGTAGGTGCTATAATAATACCTTGAATTGTATTAATTGATTCATCTATTAATTGTAACATTGCAATTGTAAAAACAGCTGTTTTTCCAACACCAGATTGTGCATGAACAATACATTCTGTACCATTAATTATAGGTACAATTGCTTTTTTTTGAACAGGAGATGGTTTTTCAAATCCATGAGAAAAAATACCTTTTAATAAATTAAGTTTTAAATCCATATTATCAAATAACTCAAATTCCTTAATATCTTGATTACAAGTGATATTTAATTCGCTCATAATGAAATAACTATATTTTATTATTTATAAAACTTTAAATAGTTTTATAAATATGGATTTAATAAAAGTTTATTACATTTTTTACATTTATTATATTTTATAATACATAGTGAGCAAACATGATTACAAAAAAAATGATATAGATTAGGATTATTTAATTTTTTAATATAAAAATTACAAAATACACATTTATTATTTGATGATTTTTGTTTTTTATTTGAAATATTAGAATCATTAGAATCATTAGAATTAATATCTATTAATGAACGTTTTGCATTTGATTTTTTAATCAAACTATTATTTTTCCAAAAACCAATATTAATAGTATCATCAGGAATAAATTCAGTACCAAAACCATTATATTTATCATTTTCCCACATTCCTTTATATTCAGTACCATTTGTATATTTTTCTGAACCATAACCATTCATTTTATCATTTTTCCAAATACCTTTACGTATAATACCATTAGGATAAATTAATATACCGTTACCATTTAATAAATTTTTTTTAAATTCTCCATGATAATACCAATTATTTGATTTAATTAATGTACCATATCCGGTGAATTTATTATTTTCAAATTGACCAATATAACAACTACCATCATTAAATTCAAATTTACCAAAACCATTTTTTTTATCTTTAATAAAATAACCAGTATATTTATTATTATTATTATATGTTATTTCACCATGACCATCACGTAAATCATTTTTAAAATGTCCAATATATTTACTTGTATTTTTATAAATTAATGTACCATAACCATTTTTTTTACCACTTATAATTTTACCGCTATATTGATTACCATTTTTATCTAAATTAAACATATTATTATATATTATATATAATATACTAATAATACTTTATAATAAATAATATTTATTATAAAATTGAAATAAAAAATAAATATTAAATTTAAATAATAAAATGGAAGAACTAAATTCCTTTATATTTAAAAAATCTATAGTACAAGTAGATTCTATTGATGATATAGAAATAATAAATAAAGATGGGAAAACATTTATTTATGGAAAATTATATAATACAAATGCATTATTAAAAGGTTTAGAATTTAAATGGGATAATGATAATAAATATTGGCATATAGATAAAAAAATAACAAAAGATGAATTTGAAATATATTTTAATGATTATAATAATAATAGAAGAAATTTTAAAAATAAAAATAAAAAAAAGTGTGAAATATGTAATAATATAGGTCATACATATAAAAATTGTAAAAATGCTACAAAAAAAGAACTTTTAAATAAAGAAATTAATGAATTAGAAAAAAAATTACAACAAAAAAAACTTTTATTAAAAAAAATAGAAGATTAATTCCGTTGTGTATTAGCACGATAAATAGAATTATCAGGAAATATATTAGAAATATCATTATTAAGAATGTCGAATGTATTATTTGCACAATCTTTATTCCATATTTTAATAGTTATTGTATTATTACGTGGATAAAGAGAAATTCCATTAATATCTTTAAAATCATCAGGATTTTTTGTAATATTTTGTCCTATAAATGCGATTACAAATTCTAACCAGTAATAATTAATAAATTTTTTAGTTAATTTAAAACTCCAACCACCACCTTTTATATTTTCTTTATCTTCCCATAATGGTTTTATATCATTTTTCATTAAATACCATGATCCACAAATTAAAGATGGGAGACGATAATGTAAATTCCAAAATCCGTCAATTGTATTAAATTCATCAATAAATTTATATGAATTTAAATCCCAATTATTATCATATAATGAATGGTAATAAAGAGAATATTTATTTTTTAATGAATTCATTATATATTATATATAATAAATTCTTTAAATATAAGTTTATAATTATTGAATAATAATATAATAATATAATATATTGAATATGACAACATATAAAAATGTTACAAATGCAAATTTAGAATTTGAAACAACAAGTGGATATGATTTTAAAGTAACATCTGGAAATAATTTTTATGTAGATGCAACAGAATTAAGTTTATCAGGAAATATCTTACTTGGTAAAAATATGATTATAGAAGGTGATTTAACTGTAAAAGGTGATACTGTAACTGCAGATGTTGAAAATATAAATGTAGAAGATCCTATATTATATTTAGCAAATAATCAAACAGGAAGTGCTTCAAAAGATATTGGTATAATAGGTGAAAGAGGAGATGATATAAATGTAGGATTAATTTGGGATGAAAGTGCGGATGAATTTTCAACAATTACAACAACACATACGACAGATGATTCAAGTGCTGTAAGTATAACAGATTATGCTAATTTGCATACAAAACAGTTATTAGTAGAAGATGCATTAAGTGTAGAAAAAGCTACAATATTAAAGAGTACATTAAGTGTAGCCGGTAATTTATTAGTAGGAACTGCAAATCTATTTATAGATACACAAAATAATGGTGATATTGGTATAGGTACAAAGACACCATCTGGAAATGTTGATATAAATCATACTGGTTCATTAGTTATTCCTACTGGTACAACAGCTGAACGACGAGCTACTACAGGTGCAATAAGATATAATACTTCATTAACACAATATGAAGGATATGATGGTTCTAATTGGGGAAGTTTAGGGGGAGTTAAAGATATTGATTTAGATACATATATAAGTGCAGAAGATAATTCAACTGATAATGATGAACTTAAATTCTATACGGCAGGTACACAAAGAATGTTAGTTGGTAATACAGGAATATTAAGTATAGCTGGAAATACAACAATAAATGCAAATCTTCATGTAAATAATATATTAAGTGTAGGAGAAGCAGCTATATTAAGTAGTACATTAGATGTAACAGGAAATGTAACATTTGCGAATCGTGCAAATATAGGGACAACATTAAGTGTATCTGAAGATACTACATTAAGTTCAACATTAAGTGTAGGAGATGCAACTGCTTTTGCAAGTACATTAGATGTGACAGGAAATGTATCATTTTCTAATCGTGCAAATATAGGAAGTACATTAAGTGTTGAAGATGCAACAGTATTAAAGAATACATTAAGTGTAGGAGATGCAACTGCCTTTGCAAGTACATTAGATGTTACAGGAAATGTATCATTTGTGAACCGTGCAAATATAGGAAGTACATT